GTGCCGATGCCGATGATGGTCGATGCGGTCATGGGCTTCGGTCAAGAGTCAGTCCATCGGGCGGCGCAAAGACACGCACCGGCACTGGATGCGCTCCGCGGCGGGGAGGTCGGCCTGGGCCGGGTACATCGCCTCCACAGACCCGCTCATCGGGGAGTCCCACCGAAACGGCTCGTCGATGGGTTGGACCTGCCCGTCGATGATCTCATGACTGTCCCGCACGCGGCTGTCGGCCGAGTCGGTCCACTCCTTCTCCAGGGCCAGTCCCGTCGCCTTTGCGCCCTCGTGACTCGCCTTGTTCGAGGCGGTGATCACCTCCGTCCGGGCGATGACGCGGCCCCGCTGCCGGTTTACCTCATCGATCTGATCTTCGAGCCGCTTGGCCATCTCTTCGGAGCCGAGCCCGTCCGCCCGCGCCGTGCTCAGGATCTGCGTGATGTCCTGCCGCGTCGTCTCCAGGATCGCCCTGATCTCGGCCCCGCCCTCCGCGCTCAGCCACTGCTCGACCGATCGGAACCACTCGTCCACGGGATCGGCTTTCTGCTCGGTCGTCTTGACCTCGTTGAACGCCTCCCGGGCAAACCGCCGGCCGACGGTGCGGAAGATCTCCGCGAGCAGGTCCCGGATCGGGCCCTTGCGCTCCTCGCGGGCAAGGCTCGTGCGGACCGCCTCCATCGCCATGCGCGGCACGATCTCCTGGCGGACCTGCTCGATCGCCACCTGAGCGATCTGGTCGCGGGCCTGCTTTGCCTTCCGGGCCATCGGGCCGTAGTACGCCGCCCGCCGGGCCTCGACCGACTTCCAGTACTGGTCCCGCTCATCGCCCCCGAAGTCGGTGACGGCGGCGAGGCCCTTGTGCTCGTATGGCGAGCGGGCGCCGGATGGGGGGTGGATCGGGCAGCTCATTCTTGGGGTTGTGGCTCCACAGAGGTAGAAGTTGGGGTGGCAGTGCCCGGAATAAGAAGCACATCGCCCCCATCGACCGGCTCCAGGCCCTGCCGCTTGCGGTACTCGTTTACCGTGATCGCGCCGTGCTTGAGCGCCTCCAGGTCTTGGGCGCGCCGCTTCTGCGGGTCGGCTTGCAGGGCCGGGATGTCGCTGGTCGTGAAGCCGAAGTGCCGCTCGTCTGAGAAGTCAAACTGCGGCCCGAGCCACGTCGTCAGCTCCCCCGTGATGCGCTTCGCAAGCGGGATCGCGCGCTCGTGGTAGAGGGCCTCGCGGGCCTGCTCGATGTTGTTGTAGGTGCTGCTCTCCGCGTCGCCCAGAAGCTCCGGCGCGACGCCCAGGGCCACCGCCACCTCCCGGGCGGCCTGCTGCACCGCGTCCATCAGGTCCATGTCCGACGGGCTAAAGCCCAGCTCCTCTAGGCTGGTATCCTCCGCGTTATCCATGAGCTGCGGCTTGGGCAGCCCGTCGGCGCGCATCTGCGCGAAGGCGTCCCGCGCCCGGGCGGCGAAGCGCTCCTCAAAGCGGGACTGCTCCTCGGGCCCGCCCATCGTCCCGGCCACCGTGATGAGATGCGGCGGCACGCCATTCGCCTTCAAGAGGGCGTGCAGGTACTTCATGCCGTGGTTGCCCACGTCCGTTGCCCGCGCGGCGGCCCGCAGAATGGACTGCCCCTTGAACCGGTTGCCGGGGTTTAGAAGCCGGATCTGGTGCATCTCGTCGGGGCGCCAGGTCTGGGCGTTCTCCGCCTGGCGGTACTGCTCGATCAGCTGATCGGACGAGCGGGACACCTTCGGGTCGATCTTGCGCGGCTCCGGCAGGTAAAGCTCCTGCGGCGCCCGCTCCCGGCTCGGCTTGACGGCCTCGATGTAGACCTCCCCATTCAGGAGCAGCTTTGTCACGAGCGCCTCTAGGAACGTGGCCTTGCCCATCACCGGATTCGGGCGCTCCAAAAGCGCCTCCGCAGCGGTGCCGGTGGCGCGGGACGGCTCCTCGCGCCCGTCGAAGACCCCGACCCCGAGGTTCGCGACCGCGGACGCGATCAAGCTGATCCCGCGGTGGACGTAGGGGTTCTCCTGGTAGCCCTCCTCGATGTAGTTGATCGCGCGGCCGTCGCCGGTCGTGGCCCCAAAGACCTCCGTGGCGGTCACGCTGCGCGACTTGGCAAGCCGCCGCGTCGATGCCCGGCGCGTACGGTGCTGGTCGCTGCTAACGGCCTTGGCGTCGCCAAAAATGCTGTCGAAAAGTCCCATTACATTATCAGCCTCGGCGTTTTGGAAGAGCCAGTGAGCATCAGTTCGGTGAGGCCCCACACGAGCGCGTCCACACGGTCGGGGCTTTCCGCACCAGTCGACGCGTCCCATGTCCGCTGTTGCCGCTCCAGTTCTGAGTGCGTGCCAACGTGGTGAACGAGGTTCTCGTCATACTTTTGCTCCACCGGCTCAGCGCGGGCGCGCTTCCCGTCTGAGGCGCGAACAAGCTTGACCGTGATGTCTTTCTCGTCTCGCACGCCCTCCTCATGCAGTGCCTTTGCGGCACCCTCCACCACGCTCTCGACCATCTCGCCCCCCTGATTAGATTCAGCAACGATGCACTGCGCCCCGAGCTGATCGTGCAGCATCACCGCACGGCGCCCCCACGTTTTAGGCTTCGCCCTCGCGCTTCGGTCTTCGAGGACAAACCCATGCGGCCGGGAGTCCCGACCAACGGCGATAATTCCTGTCTCGTCCGAGTTCTCATTTGACGTGGATGCCGGGTCGACTCCAACCACAACGCGGGTGAGGGCTGGCGCCTCCTGAACACGCGTTCGGTTAAGCTCGTCCGACGACCACAGCGCCCCCTCCGCCTCCTCGACGTTATGCTGGTTCTCTCGGTCAAATGAGCGCCACCCCTGGTCGATAACCTCTTGCTGGCAATCCTCCAGGTCCTTCCCCTCCGGCCACGACGGCATGCCGCCGGTAATGACTTCGATATGTCGATCTGGGTCGTCGACCTTCAGGTCCTCCACATCACCAGCGCGGCGCTTTTCGGTCTGAAGATCTTGGACGGCGGGCACCGGCCCGTTTACGCGGCGACGTTGCAAGAAATCGGCGCGTCCGTCGGCGAGCTTGCTGAAGATGCCGTCCGGCTTGATGAGGTTTTGAACGCCCCAGATTGCCACGTCGTCTGACCCGGCCGGGATGATGTCGTCGGTGATCGTCTCCGTCTTTTTCTTCGTGATGTAGGCCGTGTCATGACGGCCGTCGATGTCATCAAAGATAATGAGGTCGGGCCGAAAATCCTCCAACTTGATCCCACGCATCGCAACGTCAAGACCGAGCGCAGCGATGTTGAAGCCTGACGCCGTGCGAAGCATGGATTTCTTCCAGCCGCGGCTATGCCCGTACTGATCCTCCAGCCGTTGCCCTACGGCGCCACCAATGCGCTCAAAGAGGGACCGAATGTTCTGCACATGCCGCTCTGCGCTTTCCTGCGTCGAGGACACATAGAGCGCGAATGAGCGTTTCCGTCGCTCGGCAAGGTAGGCCACGCCGTGCTCAGCAAAGGTGGACTTCCCTGAGCCCCGGAACCATACGTCAATCTCTGGGCGCGGCCTTGCGCCTCTTTCGATAGATTGCAACCACTCTCCTGTTACCCGATGGAAGCTTGCGAACTCACAGAGATCGGGCGTGACCGTTTTAAACCACGCCTCCCATTCGTCGATTAGTCCATCAAGCGCAGGTGGGGCATCGGCGCCAAAGTCGAAGGCGCCTGTATTTACAGCCGGCATGTCTACCTGTACATCAAGCATCGGGCTGGTCACTAGCGCTGAGGGCTTCGAGAAGGCGCACGGCCTTGTCTGTCATGACCCCGTGGAGAGTGGCAACCTCAGAAGCACTTTGCTTTTTCAGCCACTCCTCGTCGGAAAACTGCTCCGCTTGTGCTCGTAGTGCCTTCACGTTCTCTTGAAGGTACTCCATGAGGAGCCCTCCGAGCTCAGCCTCTTTTTTTTGTATCGCCTGATCATCGAGGTCCATATCTGCCTTCTGTTGGACCTTTTTCTTCCACCCCGACACTGTGCTTTGCGGGATGTCATATTCATCAGCGATATTCGTCACCCGTTGGCCCTGAAGAAGGGCGGCCATCACCTCCGCCTTGGTGTCATCACTGTAGCTCCTTCGAGACATAACTTGCTACCACGTCAATTCAAAAGGCCGCCACCGAACACCGACGGTCCACCCGGATCGTTTGCGTGCAAAAGTGTGCCCCGCTGTGAGCGTCCAGTCCCGCCACCGCAGCGCGCCCCGGACGCTGGCCGAGAGGCCCCAGGGGTCGGTGCGGATCTCTGTCTCCGGCCACAGCGCCCATGGGTCTCGGGGAATGTCGTATCGCTGCTGCACGTAGCGGCCGCCGCGGAAGTACGTGAGGGTGGCCTGCTCAGGCGTAATGTCGACGGGATGCCGCTCGATGATCCCCATGTACCGAAAGCCCTCCGGCACGCCCACCTCGATCGTGTCCAGCACTCGCACCGTGTCGTACCGGACGACGGTTTCGGGCACGGTTTGCGTCACCGTGTCCCGCTTGGTGATGGTGCGCTCGACTTCTACCGTGTCCGGCGCGGGCGTACGTGGGACTGGCTCCAGGGCGTCGTCGATGGCGACGCTTGCGTAGGCAATGCCTGCGGCGAGGACCAGCGCGCCGATTGCCTCCAGGGCGTGGGCGCCGATCCAGCTGGTAAGGCGGCCCAAAAGGCTCATGATAGCGTGTGCTCTGCGTCTGCGATGGTGGCGAGCAGGGCCTGCATCTCTTCCAGCTGACGCTCGGTCGCGCCCTCCGCGGCGTCAAGGACGGCCTCTAGGGCCTCTTCCTGCTCGTGAGTCAAGGGCCCTGCGAGGCCGAGGCTCTGCCGGACCTCTCGGGGTATGCGGTCGGGGAGTGGCATCAGGTGTCGTTCATCTGCCTGAAGAAAGCGAAGGCTCCGAGTAAAGCTCTATCAAATGGCCGCCTCCATCTC